CTCTGGCAGCAGCATCGAACACATAATCAACCTCATTCAGTTCAAAGTATTGTTGTACTTTGAGTTGATTGGTGAGATCAAGTTCTTTGCTGGTGGGAGCAAGAATATTTTCGTATCCTGCTTCTTTCAGTCTGCGAATGATTGCGGATCCAACAAGACCACGACCACCAGCTACAAAGATTACATCACTAGTTTTCATTCTACAGTAACAGTATGTACTTCAGGTAGGGGGAACAGAAGGGTTTTTCCTTTGAACTTGGAATTGTTTACAAAGAACTCTTTGAAGTGCCAGGGGAGAACAAGATAGTAATCGTAGTCACCAGCAAGAACAGTTTCCTCATCGGTGATGGGAATCCAAGTTCCAGGTGTGTAACATCCATTTTTATCTGGATTTACATCACCAACAACTTCAATATCATCTGGTCCAAGACCACAGTATTGTAGCACCACATTGCCTTTTGTGCTAGCACCTAGAGCAGCAACTTTCTTACCAGCAATGATTTCTTTCAGTTGATCACGAGACTGTTCAATCATCTCAGACCACTTTTCCCAAACTGGTAATGTGTGATACTGTCCAAGGAATTCTTCATCCTGAACTTTGCGAATTAAATCAGAACACTCTTCCCAAACAAGAGACTCGGAATTAGCACCAGTAATTACAAAACTGCCACCATTACAGTCATTAAAAGAAATATCAACAATCTTCAATCCAACATCTTTAAAAAGATACTGGAATTGTCTCAGAGAGAAGTACGAAAGATGCTCATGACAAACAGTATCATATGCAAGTCTCTTAAACATTAAAGGCAGATAACTCTGCTCAAATACCACCAATCCATTTGGATCAAGTGTAGATTTAACGTCTCTCAGGAATTCTCTAGGATCTTCAATGTCATAGAACATGGAGAAGGCAGTGATGACCTTAGCGGGTTTATAGTTCTCACCAACAGCACTCGCATAAGCAAACCCATCAAAAAACTTAGGAACAATCTCAACACCTTCGGGTTGATACTTCTTAAATTTCTCTGAGGTAGGATCAATATTAATCTTACGAAGAGTTTGTGGGTAGAATCCTAGAGTCGTTCCATCATTACCAGCAATGTCAAGAACAATATCACCATCTTGCAAACTTACACGATTATTAGAATCAAATCGTGAAATAATTTCATCAACTCTACCCTTAAGGTGCTTGACCATAGAGTTGTTCAGACCAGAACGATACCCATAGTCTTCACCATACATGATTTCAGGAGTAAATGTGTACTCCATCTGAACATGTCCACAAGGGAACTGAACACCATCAGAATGTTTCTCATCACACTTGACAAGTCTCAGAGGTGACTTGTGCTCCAGTTCTGGTTTGTCTGGAAAGATGCCCGATAAAGTCTGCTCACCCAAATCAAGGATTACAGAAAGTTTTTCATTGCCACAAATGCGGCACTTAGTAATACGATGTGTCATTTGTTTTATTGACCGTGAATAACCATGTCTTGCACCAGACCTTGAAAGTCAATCTCTGGTGTCCATCCTAAGATCTCTCTTGCCTTTGTGGCATCACCACAAAGTTGCTCAACCTCAGTTGGTCGGAAGTATTTAGGGTCTACTTTGATGACGGTTTTTCCACTGTACTTGTCAATACCAATCTCATTCAGACCCTCACCTTCCCATACAATATTCATACCAAAGTAGTCAGCAGCATGTTCGACAAAGTATCGAACAGAATACATCTCACCTGTAGCAATCACATAGTCATCTGGTTCTGGTTGCTGCAGCATCAACCACATTGCTCTCACATAGTCCTTTGCGTGACCCCAATCCCTTCTTGCATCAAGGTTTCCGAGAGATAGTACGTCTTGTTCCCCAACTGAAATTCGGGACAACCCTCTGGTAATTTTACGGGTAACAAACGTCTCCCCTCGTCGGGGGCTTTCGTGATTGAAAAGAATTCCAGAACTTGCGTGTAATCCATATGCCTCCCTGTAGTTTTTCACAATCCAATAACCATAGAGTTTTGCAACTCCGTATGGTGACCGTGGATAGAATGGTGTAGTTTCTCTTTGGGGAACTTCTTGAACCAAACCATACAGTTCAGATGTGGATGCCTGATAAACCCTACAAGGAAGGTCAAGAAGTCTTACTGCTTCAAGGATACGAAGTGTACCCAATGCATCAACCTCACCAGTGTATTCAGGCATCTCAAAAGATACCTTGACATGACTCATGGCACCGAGATTATATATCTCAGTGGGTTTGATTTTCTGCAGCAATGCAATAATGTTTGCTGAGTCTGTCAAATCACCATAGTGAAGATGAAGTTGTTCATAGATGTGATCAATCCTATCGGTATTAATCAGAGAAGATCTTCTCACAATACCATGAACTTCATACCCCTTTTCAAGAAGGAGTTCTGCAAGATAGGAACCATCTTGCCCAGTGATACCAGTGATTAATGCTCTCATTGAATATTGCTGTTTGTTTTATTATACAAAAAAAGGAGGTTGTAGTCAACCTCCCAGGGTATTTCAGGCTCGCCACTTGCTCTTTAGAGAAGCAAGAAACTCGTAGGGGTATCCCGACCAGTGCTGTTATAGACCATCCGTGTCTTCGTCGTCATCCCTTACATAGCAAGGGACACGATCAGGGTCTAACCATTTTGCATACTCAATATCTTCCATTGCAGTAGTGCATTGTAGACCATTATCAAACAGATAAATGTCATTCCAACGTTGAGTGTAGTAGTTCTGCTTCTGCAAACGGAAGTCAGGCATACCGTTTATCTCTAAGATACCTGCTTCAACGAAACGGTATCCTTCACGTTCGAAAAGAACTTTAGGCTTCATTGGTTTCAATGATAACTCCTTCAGTATACAGGTCCTCGTAGAGTGCGTCAAGGAGGATTTCGTAGTCGTCGTATGGGTCGTAAGTAAACTCTACACCGTTTTCAGAATAGAACTTGTAGAGTTTCTTGTAAATCTTTGGATGCTGACGATCCAGATCTACTTTGTTTTCTACTGCGTCAGTCAGAAGATGAAGACTCTTCTTGAACTTAGAGACAACTGAACTGCGGGACATTTCTTTGATTGATTACTCCGTTATTATAATACGAGAAGAGGGGTCTTGGCAACCCCCCTCGGTCAATATTTAGAGTGTCACTTCTTTACTGAGGCAACTGATTTCCTAGGCACCTTGTACTGGAACCGATCACTCAAATCGTAGACCAGTTCATAGTTTTCAGTGAGTACATAATAACCAGTAAGATCTTTACCATTGTCTAACCACCCATAACTGATAACCCGTTCATTGACATCACGCAAATCAATTTTCTTATCCGTGTTGAGATAGTGGTTGAAACGTTGGTGAAGGTTGATCATTTGACCTCGAAATTTAATTTGCGAACTTTGCGTTTGCGTCGTTCCTCTTGGTATTTTAGGTCAGCATTTGACAATATTGAACTGTTCTTAATATTATCTACAGAATTGAGCAATACAACTTTAGACAAATCAACAGCAGTAATTTTATCACCTGTAATTGTGGTCATGTTTGAGCAACCACATGACTGTGTTTTATTATTAGCAACCAACTCCCTGTTGCATTCTTTGCATCTTACGGATACCATTTGTTTTCATTTAACCTCCTTGATATGGGAAATACTGGATTCGAACCAGTGACTTATTGCTTGTAAGGCAACCACTCTACCGCTGAGTTAATCTCCCTGGAGCGGGTGATCGGACTCGAACCGACGACATTCAGCTTGGAAGGCTGACGTTCTACCACTGAACTACACCCGCAAAAAAATCATTCAACAGAATGAATATACATGTTGAATGCAAAAGTCTTTCTCATTATATCAGACTTATGCACCGATACACCATGATAGATGTGAGAAGGAAACAGAATAAGATCACCAGTAGAAAGTTTAGGTCTATAGGTGTCTTGACCTGTTATGCTACTTCCACATTCTTGTTGTGGAAGAACTTTACGTATCCAAGCATCTGGAAAATCAGAACTGTGTCTATCTAGGAAATAAAACTGTGCGAAGTTTTCTCCTGAGTTCATTATAAACACAGCAGACACATCCTGAAAATGTGAATGTGCTTCTTGGAAGCTTCCCTTATTATAACATGAAACCCAACCACCTTCGTCTAATTGGTAGTTAATTTTTACACCAATGTCGTCAGAGAATTTTTTTAGACATGGTTGTATGTATGATTGAATCCATGAAATATCATCAATCATGGTAACATCCACACTACAAAGATCATTCCAATTACATGTATTGTTATTGGAAGATTCCATTCTTTCTTCAAGTTTGGAAATCAATTCTTTGTATTTTGGGACTCTATACTGACCAAAGAAAGGTCCATAAAATAATCTATTAAGCACCAGTCCACATAGTATTAGGATCAAACTTGGGTTTGGAAACCTCTGCCCAATCTTTCTCAAAGATTTCCATGCCTTTATCGGTGAGAATGTGGTTGTACATATCCTCAAAGACTTTAGGTGGCATCGTTACAACCTCAGCACCATTGTACCAGGAACGAACGGCACGTTGAACAGTGCGTATAGAAGCAGAAAGAACCTGAGTCTTTACTCCTTGTACTTGATAAAGTCCTGCGATAGACCTCAGTACTTCTAGTCCTGCGACTGATTGGTCATCGAGTCGTCCCACAAACGGGCTGACATAAGTAGCACCTGCCTTAGCAGCAAGAACTGCTTGAGCAGCAGAAAAGATGAGCGTGACATTTGTTTTGATACCGTCTTGAGAAAGATAACGACATGTCATCAATCCATCGTGAGTGCAAGGGATCTTGATGGTAGCAACATCACCAAACTTTTTGCTGAGACGACGACCTTCTTCCAGCATCTCAGTCCAGTTACCCATGACTTCCATGCTGATGTCTTTGACACCAATCTTTACGATCTCTTGGTAGACTTCTTCTGGATCTTTACCACTCTTCATAATAAGAGTGGGGTTGGTAGTAACACCATCAACCAGACCAGTGTTAAAATGCCGTGCGATTACTCCTGTGTCAGCAGTATCGAGAAAGATTTTCATGACAATGATTTCTCACTTGCATATTATATAGCCTAATCTCTCTGACGCCAATCATCTGGTTTATCTCTTGTAAACCAATCTACAATTTCATCAGCAGATTGAAACCCCGTTGAGTGATTAGATGGGTCGGGGTCTCCTAGTCCCATCTTATTCATAAAATCGTCAAGACCACCTTCCTCCATATCTGGATTAGCAGCTTGTCGTCTTGCTTTGTTCAACCATTCTCTAGCAGTTGTATTGGCTTTTGCCAACTTCTCTGCCCAGATCATATCTTCTAACCCTACGTCTTTCCCTTCAGCAATACAACTGCAAATGGATTCCAGTCTTTTCCGATATTGAGTTGACAACATACAGCAAACTCTCCAATAAGGATTAGTTAACATAACCCTCTCTCCACCTTATATTTAGAGCCACAAGTCGGACTTGAACCGACGACCTACGGTTTACAAAACCGTTGCTCTATCCAGCTGAGCTATAGTGGCAAGGCTCCTCCACCTGGGCTCGAACCAGGGACATGGTGATTAACAGTCACCCGCTCTACCGACTGAGCTATAGAGGATTACGGACGTTTTTCTAACATGTATTCAACTGTGGTTGCGATGTCATTCATTGCTGTTCTAAGATCTGGTCTTTGACCTGATTCCATCCAGCAAGTAGTACGACGACCGTCAGTTAAAGTCCATCTCCATAGAGACATACTTGAACAATACCACAGTTTAATATTCATGTGCTCCCTTTTCAAAGACATAGTATCTAGGAAAGATGGAGCAACGTCTCAGGAGGGATTCGAACCCCCGACCAACTGCTTAGAAGGCAGATGCTCTATCCTGCTGAGCTACTGAGACAACGGAGAGAGAGGGATTCGAACCCTCGTAGAGGTTACCCCCTAACAGCATTTCCAGTGCTGCTCCTTCAACCACTCGGACACCTCTCCAAGTGATAGGTATATTATATATCAGAATGCCTGAGAAGTCAAACAAGAACTAGCTTCTTTACATACTGATAAGAGTAATGCTCACGATTACCCTTGATACCCCAACCTAACCAATAGTAGGCACCCACCATATACTGATGAACTGGTTGTCCACGTCCTTCAAACTCGGGAAGAATACTTTGGAATTGAGACTCATTAATCATGTAACGAGTCTGACCTTCAAGTGAGGAAGGATCGCAATTATACTTCCTACAAAAAGATCCAAGACCATTATACCGTGCAACAGTGGTCCATTGAATTAGACCATATCCACCACGACGACATTGATGATAGGGAACAATAGCACCACCCTCACATACATTAGGACGGAATCCAGACTCAGATTTAATGTTTCCCATGATCGTTGCCAGAGCATTACGATCAGAAATATTTGTCCTTTCTTGCAGTGTCTTCAAAACATACTGTTCATTAGGATTGCAACCAGGACATTGCCAGGTCTTCTCCACAACTTCTAACTTGATTGCCTTCTTCTCATTGACAGTTACATCAACGGGAGGAGGATTCTTAATTTCACTGATGCTTGGATATGCACAAGCAGCAACGGGAATAGTCAGAACAAGTGGAGCAAGTAATTTCTTAAGCATTTAGATCGTTGAATTCATCATCCACTTCGGTGAGTGGCACAAAGTAGTCCTTGCGATAGTACCTGCCAAGAATGTTACTATTGTAGTATGCAGGGGTTCCATCTGTCAAGGACTCGGTAAGGACATTATGAAGGAACAGTTGCCTAGTCTCTTCGAAATTGACCTTACCTTGGGTCTTATGTAGGCTCAGTATTTCTCGTTTGAAAGCAGAGTTCCCCACTTGTTTTCTTTCAGCATTAAGTTCGTCAGAGCTGCCATAGTATTTTTTCCAGTCACTTTCAGACGTAACCTTTCTGTTTCCACCTCTAGGCTTTCTACGTTGCCAGAAGTATTTCCTTCCGATGTACTTCTTCCCGTTGGTGAGATTGGTAATACGGTAAACAAACCCAAAGTAGTCCCCAATACAGCTCCCGTCAAAATCGGACCCGTTATATTGCCAGGGATTTTCATAGTCA